AGAGAACTCGGGTCTCCATATTTTTTGGCCGGTTCCACCTAAAACACACAGTTCCACATACGTGGAACCCAGAAAACCCAGCAAAATCAGCGTATTACACCCTCAGTTCCACCAGTTCCACAGAATCAAAAGTATAAAACCTCAGAGAGCCAGATTCTTGGGGCTGAGGAATCGGCCTTGCCCCCACACCTCTCCTGAGACATAGCCTATATAGGGGAGGGGGTGGAACGTGGAATTGGTGGAACTTAGGCATGATTCTGGGGGCCAAGCCCCTGAGCGATAAGGAAAAATAGCCGTTCCACAGGGGTGGAACTGAGGGGTGGAACTGGGGCAAATGCGTGGAACTCGCTCGGACAACGGCTCTTATTGGTTCCACTGGTTCCACCAGTTCCACAGGCGTGGAACCGCGTAAGATACTGAATTACTGGGGTAAATTAGCTTGGTTCCACCAGTTCCACTACTAAGCATCTCAGAAACCCCTCTACTGGTTTGCTCAGAGCAAACGCGGCCATGGCCGACGATTCTGTGGGGTATTTTGATACCCACCGTGAGCGCCGTCATGGTAAACTTGGGGGTGGGCGAGTTACGGGGCATCCGCCCGATGCGGGATTCTGGGCAAAGAAAAGGCCCCTCGTGGGGGCCAATTCTGTGTGTCAGATCAGGTCGTCGTCTTCTGGGGGATCGTCTTCCACAACTACCCGGTAGCCCTCCTTCTTCTCCGATTCGGTGATCCCCTCCCGAAGCCAGTAACGTCGGCTGGTCCCCGCGAACTTGACTTTGTTCATCTTACGACCGTGGGAGTCTCGCTTTCCCCCATCGACTTGGAACCAGCCGTTTTGAGCCAGCGCCTCTTCGACCTTGTTCCACAAAAGGGCCTCGGTTGAAGTCTGGGACACGACGCTCTTGCTGCCGATCCCGTGGAGGCGTGCCATCTCCCGTGTGAACCCCATCCGCAGGGCGAGGGTGTCGGGGTCGTGGGCGTCTTCGGCCAGAGCGTCGGCCTCGTAGGCCGTGCCCCCGATCTCGTGCATGATCTCTTGGATCGTGGTCGGCTCGTCGGCCCAGTCGAGAATCTGTGCCAGCCATTCTTCCCACTGCTCCGTCTTGCGGCGGCTCTGCTGGGTCTCGACGGCCTCGTCCAGAGCCACGCCCTTCAGCGAGAAGTCCAGTTCTGCGTGCGGCCCGGCAGCAGCCCGCATCTCAGCGTGCCACATGAGACCTGTGCGCCAGATCGTGTCCTTGATCGCGTAGAGGCGTTCGATGTCGATCTGCCGACCGTCCAGCGGGACCGGCCAGAAACGACGGTTGCCCGTGGGGTCTCGCAGATACTCCGAGTCGTTGGTCGTGCCCCAGAAGACGCATTGCCGGGGCAGTTCCGTTACCTTGCGACCGTAGGCGAGGCGAACGTCGTCCCCCGTCTTGGTCATAAAGCCCTTCAGGTCGTTCACGTCCGACTTGTGCAGCGCGGACAGTTCCGGCAGTTCACCGACGTGCTTGCCCATGATCTCTTCGGCCACTCGCTGGGCGTTGCTGAGATCACCGGCCAGTTCGCAGAAAAACTCGGCCCCATAGAGAACCTTGATGAAGGTGGACTTCCCGGTGCCCTGAGCGCCTTCGAGGATGATGGCGTAGTCGAACTTGCAGCCCGGTCGCTCGATCCTCTCGATGCTGGCGATCAGCATCATCTTGAACGCCTCACGAACGTAGGGGGTGTCGGGTGCGCCGCATATGTCGATCAACACCCGCAGAGTCATCTCTTCGTCCACCTCGTCGCTCTCCTGCCGGATCACGTCCCAGTAGTCTTTGATCGGGTGGAAGCGATTGTGGTAGCTGCACAGGTCGATGGCCTTGTTGACCGTCGAATCAGAGAAGCGGACGCCATAGCCGACGTTGCCCTCCCCAGAGGGAAGCTGAAGAGTGGCTGAGATCAGGTTTGTCATTCCGTCCTGCCAGCGGTCGCCGTAGACCTCATCCTTACAGGGCCAAGGCTGAAGGATAGGGTGCCGGGGCTTGATGTCCCCTAGCAGCACCGGCTCCTGCTTTAACTCGTTGAAGGCGATCCTGCGCCAGAACCGCTTGTCGTTGGTCAGTATCGAGACGCAGTTCGGATCGGTCGTTTTGACCTTCCCGTCTTGGTCCAGATCGAGATCACGACGCCAGCCCTTGTTCGGCTTGGGGGCGATCTTCCGGCGGCGCTCGACCACGGATGAGGCGTTCTTGCGGATGTCGGCATAGGGCACGCCCAGAAGGTCGTCAGCGTCGAGGTCGTCATCTTCCTCGTCGCCGCCCCCTTCGTCCTCTGGTTCGTCCCAGCCACCTTCGTCCTCGTCGTCCAGCATGTCGAGCGCGCCATACCGACTCTCGGTCTGTTGGGTGCGGAAACCCACGTCTGTGAGCATCCATTCCTTCATCGCCTTGACGGAGGGCCGGTCTTTCATCGACGTGTCTTCGTCGATCTTCTCGTCGAGATCGCCGAACTTGTGGATGCGGACCAGATCGTAGGCGTTGAGAAGCTGGTCAGAGGCGTCGTCAGAGCCGTGGTGGGAGAACATGAACTTGTCCTCATAGACCACGGCCCCGTTGGTGCTGTGACCGTGCAGGTAGGTGCATCGGACGGCAACACCGTTGTCCCAGTCATCGACCTGATACTTGTCGGCCAGAGGCCCCTCGACCTTGTTGCCGTTTTCGTCTTCGCGGCCCACGATCAGTTCGGTGATCGACCATGCCCGGCAGAAGTCACCGACCGGCCCCTTCTTCGTCAGAGGGTCTTCGGCCTCTTCTGCGCTCTCCCTGAGAGTCGCTTCGGAGGCTGCTTTCGGCAGGTTGGAGAAGTCATACGAATCGCCGTTGAACTGCTCCCAGTCGGCGACCTCAGTCTGCCAATCGAGCGGCTGGCCGCCCTGCACGTAGTAGATGTAGTGCTTCAGCATGTCCTTGGAGACGGACGGCTTGAACATCATCTGAGCGGGGCGGAAGCTGACCGGATCGACGTGTTCGAGGTTGGGGTCGATCAGCAGGGCGATGATTCGGGAGACACGGTTGTAGTCCTCGGCGGGCAGGTCGTCCCTCAGTGGAATCACCATGCGCAGCCGGGGGTCTTCGGGGGTGTGGGATCGCGTGCTGTGGACGACGAAGCTGATGCCCTTCAGTTCTTTGCCTCTCAGGATCGAATCCACCATCTCGGCTGGAACCGAATCGAGGTCGAAGGTGATAAGCTGGGAGGGGCGAACCGCTTTCCGGTTCCGGGTGCGGCCCTTAATCTCACATCGGATATACCATCCAGCGGAGCCTTTGAGAGCCTGCTTTTTCTTGAAGCTGGCGTTGATGAAATTGCTAAATTTCTCTGGCGTAACAAGCGGTTGCTTGAACCACTCTACAAATTCCGTCCACTTAATTCTGTGGTTGTCCGATACGGCAAGGTTCTGCGGCTGGCCGACAGATACCGTCACCCGCATCGCAGGTAATTTCACTGCCATGGTGCTCCCCGGTGTCAGATGATGTCAGGTGCCCCCAAGGGGGCTTCCCGAAGGTAGTCGTGTCAGAGAGGCTTGTAAACGAAGTCGTCAAACTCCGACCGATCCACGCGGGATTCCTTCCCGTAGATCGGCTTGCCCTTGGGGTTGTAGCCAGTGATTCGACCGATCTCCACGATCTGCACGACCCGCTCAGGCGGGATACGATCAGCGTCGATCCACTTGTAGAGGGCAGCCTTGCTCAGCTTCATCAACTTCGCTAGGTGGGTCACGGTCTTGTTGCCGTGCTCGTTCGGGGGAACGGCACGAAGCATAAGCTGGGTCAGCTTGCTCTCAGCTTCGCTCGGATCGTTGAACGTCGGCATCGTTATCTCCGGTTTTCGTCAGAAGGTTCTATACATGGTCAACTGGGTGTTGACAACCCCATTTCTATCCGGTATCCCCAGACCTCGTTGACATAGCCAACGCATGAAAGGACTACCATGTCACTTGAAGACCGTATCGCGGAACTGACCGCAGCAGTCGAAGCCAATACCGCTGCCCTGTTGGGTGGCGATGCTCCGGCGAAGAAGGCCCCCGCCAAGAAGGCACCGGCCAAGAAGACCACCACGAAGAAAGGCCCCGGTGTGGACGAGGTTGCCGAGAAGTTCGGTGCCTACATGAACACCGGCAGCGCAGCAGCCAAGAAGAAAGCGAAGCAGGTCGTCAAGGCGATCACCGAGCACTTCGAGGTCGAGCGCATCACGAAGATGGACCCGGACCAGTTCCAAGAAGCCCTCGACATGCTGGCGCAGTATGAGGACGACGAGGACCCGCTGGGTGTCTTCGATGACGAAGACGAAGAAGGCATGGTCTGACCTCCGACCCATCGGACCAAAGCCCGCCCCCGGCTTCGGCTGGGGGCACCTTAATCGGAGGACCCCATGGGACTATTCCACTCACGACGATCCCCATCCTCGGCCCACCGCTGGCGGCTCTGCCCCGGCTCCGTGAACGCTGAGCAGGGCTTGCCCGATAGCGTCGGGGAAGAGGCCCGTCAGGGAACGTGTTTCCATGAGATCGCAGCGGATTGCCTTGAATACGGGATCGACCCATGGTCGGCGGTTGGCAAGGACGTGACGTGGGATGAGACCGTGGACGACGAGGTGGTCACGATCACCCGCACCTTCACCAAAGAGATGGCCGACAAGATGATGCCCGGCCTGATCCAGCTACGGGCGATGGAAGACGCGCCCGGTGCCCGCATGTTCGTCGAGCGCCGCGTCAGTTTGGAGAAGTATGTCGGCCCAGACGAGAGTGGGACTGCGGACTGCTTCATCATCGACATCCACAACTGGCGAATCATCAACTGGGACTGGAAGTGGGGAGCCGGGGTGCCCGTCAGCCCCGAGTGGAACGACCAGACGATCCTCTATACCCTTGGAGTCTGGGAGGACTACGCCGCTGAGATGTTCTGGGAAGCCCATATGGCGGGGAAAGGCCCCGATGGGGACGATCCCAACCCACTGGTCATCCCCGACATAGAAGTGGTGATCTGCATCGAGCAGCCCCGTGCTCCGGGCGGCGGCGGGACGTGGACCACGACCATGCAGGACCTTATCGAAGAAGGTCGGCTCATCAAGAAGGATGCCGAGGCGACCGAGGACCCGGACGCCCCCCGCATCCCCGCCGAGAAGCAGTGCAAGTTCTGCAAAGCGGCCCGTCACAACACGTGCAAAGAGCGCGCCCAGAAGGTTCTGGCGCTGCTTGATCTGGACGAAGATGATCTGGACGACGACTTCATGCTGGGCCTGCCGGTCGATCTGCCGCGTAGCTTGACACCGACCCAGAGATCGAATGTCTTGTTGAACCGGAAGCTGATCGAAGGCTTCCTCGAACAGCTTCACGAAGAGGCTATGGAAGATGCACGTCTGGGTAAGAACACGCCCGGTCTGAAGCGAGTGGCTGGTCGCCGCCCGCCTCGGAAGTGGAAGGACGAGAAGCGAGCCGAGATGCTGCTGAAGCAGGACTTCGGAGACGAGGCGTTCAACCGCAAACTCAGGTCGCCCTCCCAGATTGAGGACGACGTGAAGAAGCAGCGGTTTAAGACCCGCTACCAAGCAATGGTGATAGAAGGGGACCCTGCACCCGCGCTTGTATCTGAAACTGATCCCCGACTGCCGATGAAAGCCGCTATCGACCTGTTGGACGATGAAGCCGATTCAGCCAACTCAGCCAAATCAGCCAGTGATCTAATCTGAAGGAAATCCAATGGCACGTTCTGCTACCAAGAGAAAATCTACCTCCACCCAACCGAAGGCGGGCGACGACAAGCGCCGCGTCATCATCCGGGGGGCGCGTCTGTCCTACCCCCACCTCTACCGTCCACAAGAGCGCGACAACGACGACGGGACGACCCGTGAGAACTACAACTGCCGTCTTCTGATCCCCAAGGACCTCGACGGCATCGACCCCCTCCTGAAGAAGCTGAAGATCGCCGGAAAGGAAGCCCGGAAGAAGGCTTGGGGTGAGGACGAATCGAAGTGGCCTCGCATCCCGAGCCACCAGCAGTTCCTTAAAGACGGCGACAACGAGGACCACTCGACCGCCGAGGAAAACGAAGACCATTACTTTATCAACGCCTCGTCTCCGGTCAGCCGACCGCCGCAGGTTTTGATGAACCGCAAGGACCGCAACGGCGACTGGCTTGAGGCCGAAGAAGGCAAGCCCGGATCGCCCTATGCGGGGTGCTACGTCACCGCCGTGATCGAAGTCTGGGGCCAGAAGAAGGACGCCAAGAAGAACATCCCGAATCGCATCAATGCGACAATCGAGATCGTGATGTTCCGGGAAGACGGCGAACCCTTTGCAGCCCAGCGCCCGGATGCTAACGACATCCTTGGCGACGAAGAGATCGGCGAAGAAGGTGACTACGACCTCGACGACGACGAGGACGATGACGACGAAGATGATGATGGTCTCATCTGAGACCACGACTTTATCTCGTCATCCACCCCGAGGCTTCGGCCTCGGGGAACCCTCGCCGGAGCCGCCTATGCCCAAGGACACCTTATCCCTTGATTTTGAAACATTCTGCGATCTGAACCTGCGCGACGTGGGGGCTGACCTCTACACCCGCGATCCGAGCGCAGAAGTCCTCATGGGCGCATATCGGCTCAACGATCAGAGGGTGCGGCAGTGGTCCGAGGCTGAAGGTGAAGACCCGCCCGCTGAGTTCCAAGAAGCACTCGACGACCCAGAGGTTGAGAAATGGGCTTGGAACAGCAGCTTCGAGATGCAGGTCATCCAGAACGTGTGGAAGCGCCCGGTCGATGTGACCCAGTGGAAGGACTCAATGGTCCTCGCCCAGCTATGCGGCTTCCCCGGCCAGCTTGAAAAGGCAGGCCCGGCTCTCGGCCTGAGCGACGACAAGCTGAAGATCGCGGACGGCAAGAAGCTGATGCGAATCTTCTCTATCCGGCAGAAGAGCCGCCGGAAGGCCACGATGGGTCAGATGATCCGAACCCACTGGTATCAGCGTCTCGACAAGTGGGAAGAGTATCTGGGCTATAACCGAGGCGACGTGGTGACGGAGACCGCGATCAAGAAGGGGCTGATGCCCTATGATCCCGGCCCTGAAGAATGGGCACTCTGGCACCTTGACCAGACGATCAATCAGCGCGGTCTGCCGATCAACCTCGACATGGTTCGGAACGCTTCGGCGCTCTACCACGAGTCCTATGCCATCGGCTTCCGCACGATGCAGGAGATCACGGGCCTCGCCAACCCGATGTCCCCGCAGCAGCTTCTCCCATGGCTTCAGCGGGAAGGCTATATGTTCGACGACATGCTGAAGGGCCACGTGAAGCAGGCCCGCAGCTACTTCGACTCCAAGCCGGAGCACTGGGAAGAGGACCAGTGGGAGGAATACTGCGCCAACGGCGACCTCGTGGATGTGCTCGACCTGCGGCTCGAATTGTCCCGGACCAGTATCAAGAAATTCGATGCTCTGTTGCGGGCGACCCACCCGCAGGGCAACGGCGCTGACGGCCTGCTGCGGAACACCCTTCAGTTTGCAGGGGCACCTCGCACGGCCCGGTGGGCCGGTCGTCTATTCCAAGCCCAGAACCTCCCCCGCCCCGAGAAGCAGTTCGAGAAAGAGATCGAGATACACGCGGCCAACGTCGCTCGGTTGGACCGGGAGTCTATCGAACTGATTTACCCCAACACGTTCGACGTGCTGGCCTCTACGATCAGGCCCGCCGCACAGGCCCCCATGGGCAAGGTCTTCATCGACGCTGACTTGAACGCCATCGAAAACCGGGTGCTGGGCTGGCTGGCCCGCTGCCGGAAAATTCTGGCGGTCTTCGAGAACAACCGTGACCCCTACGTGGACTTCGCCACCTATCTTTTCCACCAGACCTACGCGACCCTGATCGCCGAGTATAAGGCGGGCAACGGGGCCAAGCGCACCATCGCCAAGCCGGGCGTTCTGGGATGTGGCTACATGCTCTCTGCGGGCAAGGTTTTCGAGGATCGCAAGACCGGAGAAATCTCGGCGACCGGGCTGCTGGGCTACGCTTGGGACATGGGCGTGAAGCACTTCACGCTGAAGGACTCAGAGTTGTCCGTGCAGACCTTCCGTCGAGAGTTCTCCGAGGTCAAAGACTACTGGTATGGGATCGAGCGAGCGGCCAAGAAAGCGATCAAGACCGGCAAGCGCGTCGAGTTCGACCAGATCGCCTTCGACATGAAGGGGCCGTTCCTGCGGATGCAACTCCCCTCGGGCCGGTATCTCCACTACTACAAGCCCCGGATCGAGCGCCGCCGTGCCCCGTGGGGCGACATGAAGGACACCATCACCTACATGGGTGTGGACGACCGAAAGCAGTGGGTGCGGCTGACGACCCACCCCGGCAAGCTGACGGAGAACGCGGACCAAGCGATCAGCCGGGACCTGCTGGCCCACGGCATGATGCTGGCCCATCGCCGCTACGGCCTCGACATCCGGCTCCACGTCCACGACCAGATCGTCGCACTGTCCGATGAGGACGATGCCGACCGCGATCTTCAACGCCTGATCGACTGCATGGAAGAGCCACCGATCTGGGCACACGACTGTCCTCTGGGGTCGGCGGGCTTCACCTCGACCGTGTTTAAGAAAGACTGATTCCTTGCGAGAGGCGGGGATCGAGACCTATGTCGTAGCGAAGGCTGAGCGACACGGATACTTCGTCCGCAAACTGCGGTGGGAGGGACGCCGCCATGCCCCGGATCGCCTGTTCGCCAGACGAGATCGGGGGGAGGTATATATCGAGTTCAAGAAGCCGGGCGAGAAGCCCCGGACGGGTCAGCTACGAGAGCACCGGAGGATGCGAGCGGCGGGCATGGAGGTCCACGTCTGCGACAACATCTCGGACGCTCTGGCGATCCTCTGGTTGACCCCCGGTCATAATGGAGGCCCACCTCTCATATGAAACACGTCAACCCGAAGCACCTCAACGACATTGAGGCCATCGAACTGATCTACGACCCGCCCGAGCAAATCCTGTTCGAGCACAACTTCCGGCCCTACCAGAGGTGGATGGCCGAGAAGATCGTGGAACTGGACGGTGTTTTCCTCGGGGCCGAGATGGGGCTGGGAAAAACCGGCGCGACTCTCTGGGCGATTCGGCAACTACTGGACGCGGGCACCGTGAAGAAGGTCCTTGTGATCGCCCCGCTGCGGGTGGCCGAAGAGACGTGGCCGGAAGAGATCAGGACGTGGGACTTCGCCCGAGACCTGTCCTACCGGGTCGTGACCGGCGACCTTGAAGAGCGAAAGGCCGCGCTCCGACTGAAGGCCCAGATCACCATCGTCAATCGGGAGAACCTGCGCTGGTTGCTGAAGGGCATCGGCATGAAGCGATGGAACTTCGACATGATCGTCTACGACGAGGGGTCGAGGCTGAAGCGTGGCGTCCTGATGACGAACCCGAAACCCAACAAGAGCGGTGAGACCCCCGACCCTCGGATGACCGAGTTGGGGTGCCTGACCCGCGTCTCCGGCAAGACGAAGAAGGCTGTAATCCTGAGCGGCACGCCCAGCCCCAACGGCCTGATCGACCTCTTCGGCCCGATCTTCGCCATCGACCAAGGCAAGCGCCTAGGCTCGTCTATGTCGGCCTACAAGCAACGCTGGTTCATGGAGGACCGATACACCCGCGTCGTCCACCCGCTGCCGGGCGCGGAGCGGTCGATCATGTCCCGGATCGACGACATCTTCTTCAGCCTGAAGGAAGAGGACTATCTGGACCTGCCACCCCTCGTGGTCCGGGATCATCACGTCCGCCTACCCAAAAAGGCGCTGGCCGCCTACCGGGAGATGGAGCAAGAGATGGCGTTGGAGGTTATGGCCTCCCGTGGCCGGGAAGAGATCGAAGCGGTCAACAAGGGGGTCTTGACCCAGAAGCTACTTCAGATCGCCAACGGCTCGATCTACACCGGCCCGATCTGGGACGAGATGATCGACGACTGGCTCCCCAAGGAGTCGATCAAGCTGCACGACGAGAAGCTGGACGTTCTGGAATCCATCGTCGAGGAAGCGGCTGGTCGTCCAATTCTAGTTGCCTATAGCTTCAAATTCGACAAAGATGCTATATGCAAGCGGTTCCCCTACGCCCGCGTGTTCGGCGAGAAGAAGTCGGACATGCGGGACTGGAACGATGGGCGAATCAAGATGCTCGTGACCCACCCGGCAAGCGCCGGGCACGGGTTGAACTTCCAGAAGGCGAGCAACATTGCCGTCTGGTATGGCCTGACGTGGAGCCTCGAACTGTATCGTCAGTTCGTGAAGCGGTTGCACCGCTCTGGGCAGAAAGAAGACCGGGTGTTTCTCCACCGGCTACTGGCGAGAGGGACAGCCGACGAGGACGTGGTTGAAGTGCTGAAGATGCGAGGGACAACGCAGGATCAGATCACCGATGCCGTCAGAGTGAGGTTGAAGAGGGCGGCATGAGCGCGGCAGAACTAGAACAGACCCTAACCCGGAAGCGGCAGATGCAGGGCATGGTCGAGGCCCTGCGAGGCGGCGTGACGGTGATGACGCTGGCCGAGGTCTTCGACATGGACCACAACAAGGTTCGGCGAAAGCTGGCGAACTGCCCCGTGCTCCGGTTCCAACGTCGAGGCGTGACCGGGAAGCAGCCAGTCTATGAGTTGTCGAAGGCCGCCGCGTTCCTCGTGGAGCCGGTGATTGACCCGGACGAGATCATCCGCAAGCTGAAGAAAGAGGACCTGCCCCCGGCGATCTCGACCGCCTACTGGGACGCCCAACTGAAGCGTCAGAAATGGGAAGAGCAGGCCGGTCAACTGTGGCGAACGGAGACCATCGCTGGTGTGATCGGCAGCATGTTCCAGACCATCAAGTTCACGATCCAACTCTGGGCCGACACCCTCGAACGGCAGACGGGGTTGAGCGAGGACCAGAGGGAACTGTTGAACCGGATGACGGACGAACTGCAACAGCAGATGTTCGACTCTCTTCGAGACAACGCCAAAGAGAGCATGACCAAGCCGCAGCTTGCCGAACTGGACGAGATGCTGGTGAAAGCCAACCGCGACCCCGCTGCTCTCGTGGCCGAGGTCCTGCCAGATCACGTCGATCCAGACTGGGATACCCATGGCCTTATTTGACCCCAACTTCACCCTCGAAAACTTGATCGTCGAGGCCGCCGAAGCCGTCCGACCCGCCCAGCGGATGACCGTGGCCGAGGCCGCCGAAGCCTACCGGAAGATCAACAACCCCGGTTCCTACGTCGGCCCGTGGCTCAACGACACGACTCCCTATCTGGTGGAGCCGATGAACGTGCTTCAAAGCCAGCGATACACGGGCATGGTCTTCGCTGGTCCCGCCCAGTGTGGCAAGACCGATATGTTCTCGAACTGGCTGGGCTACTCGGCCAAGTGCGACCCCGCCGACATGATGCTGATCCAGACCTCCCGGACCACCAGCCGGGACTTCTCGATGCGCCGGGTGGATCGCCTGCACCGCCATTCCCCGGAGATCGGCGAGATGCTGGCCCCCACCACTCAGTCGGACAACACCTTCGACAAGATGTATCGCTCCGGCATGATGCTGACGATGAGTTGGCCTGCGATCAACGAACTGTCTGGCCGACCGATCCCCCGTCTTTGGCTCACGGACTTCGACCGGATGAGCATGGACGTGGACGGCGAAGGCAACCCCTTCGACCTTGCCCGGAAGCGGGCGACCACCTTCCGCAGCCACGGCATGTGTGTGGCCGAATCATCTCCCGGCTTCGTCGTCGAGAACCCCAAGTGGGTTCGCAAGAGCAAGCACGAGGCTCCCCCGACTCAGGGCGTCTTGGCCCTGTTCAACCGAGGCGACCGTCGCCGCTGGTATTGGTTCTGCTCCAAATGTGCCCAGCCGTTTGAGCCGACGTTCGCCCTGCTCTCGTGGCCGAAGTCCTCGGACCTGATGGAGAGCGCCGAGCAGGCTGAGATGTGTTGCCCCCACTGCAACCACGCCCACCCCCACGATGCGACACCGGGCAAGTTCTCCAAGTTCGACATGAACATCAACGGCCTCTGGCTCCCGGACAACTGCATGTTCGACGAGAACCGCAACGTCGTCGGACAGCCGCCGCGATCCACTATCGCGTCCTTCTGGCTGAAGGGCGTGGCTGCCGCGTTCTCCGACTGGAAGACGCTGGTCTTCAACTATCTCTCGGCTGAGCAGGAATACGAGCAGACCGGCTCCGAGGAAGCCCTGAAGACGACGGTCAACACCGATCAGGGGGAAGCCTACACTCCCAAGCAACTGGCGAACACTCGGGTGCCGGAAGAGATCAAGGGCCGGGCCAAGCCCCTAGGGATGCGAGAAGTCCCGGCCAACGTCCGCTTCCTGATCGCCACCATCGACCTTCAGAAGAATCGCTTCGTGGTGCAGGTCCACGGTATCTGCCCCAACGGGGACCGGGTGATCGTGGATCGCTTCGACATCCGAAAGTCCAAGCGATTGGACGAGGATGGCGATGCGCTCTGGGTGAAACCCGGTGCCCACCCCGAAGACTGGAAGCTGATCGGAGAGCAGGTCTTGGGCAAGTCTTATCCGCTCTCGGACGGCTCCGGTCGGGAGATGGCGATCCGGTTCGTGCTTTCGGACAGCGCCGGTTCGGAAGGCTTCACGGCCAACGCTTATGAGTTCGTCCGCTGGCTCCGTCGCGGCGACCGCGATCCTGACGATCTGGTGGCCGATGATCTGGACGAGGCCGAGTATGACTGGGACCCCATGTGGGCGGGCCGGTTCATGCTGCTGAAGGGCGCTTCGACCTTGACGGCCCCCCGAATCAAGATCGACTACCCTGACAGCCAACGGAAAGACCGGCACGCCGGAGCACGTGGGGAAATCCCGGTCCTCTTCATCAACACCAACGAGATGAAGAACCAGATCAACAACCGGCTGGACCGGACGGAGCCGGGCGGTCAGATCGTTTTCCCCGATTGGCTGGACGACAACTTCTACATTGAGTTGACGGTCGAGGTAAAAGACCCTAGCAAGGGGTGGATCAATCCGAAGAACTATCGGAACGAAAGCTGGGACTTGCTGGCCTATTGCGAGGCAGCATTGTTGACTCCAGCTATACGGTTCGAGCATATCAATTGGGAAGAGCCGCCGGGTTGGGCCGCCGAGTGGGACTGGAACGATCTCGTATTTGATCCTACAGTGGAGGCCAAGCCTTTCGAGGCCGAGAAGAAACCCCGGAGTTCGCTGAGCAAGCTGGCTTCCAACCTAGCATGAGGTGACGGCACATGATGTTCGACGTGACCCCCGACAACCGAGCGGTTTTCGAGACCCGGTTGACTGAGGCCGAGGCCGCTTGGCACGAACTGCAACTCGGCCAGAGCGCCCGCGTCTTCGTCGATCAGAACGGCGAGCGGGTGGAATACTCGATGGCAAACTCGACGCGGTTGCGGGCCTACATCCTCGACTTGCGGAAAGCCCTCGGCAAGAGCATCGCCCACAGTGGCCCGATGTCGGTGGGAATGTTCTGATGCCGGTGCAGGTCAAGACCCCCGAACAGATGCAGACGGCGCAAGACATCGCCGAACTGGTCGGGCCTGAGTGGAGCGACATGGCGTTCCGAGGGGCCTACGACGGAGCGAGCCGGATCGACAAAGACCTCGCCCGCTGGAACCCGCCCCTCGTCTCTGCGGACAGCGAGCAGATCGTGGACAAGGCCGTGCTCGACGCTCGGTCCCGCGACATGCACCGCAACAACCCGCACGCCTTCACCGCCACGGAGGTCCACAAGGACTCCATCGTGGGTGCGATGTATATGCTCAACAGCCGCCCAGACGTTCGTGTTCTCGGCTGGGATGAGGACCGGGCGGAAGAGTTCCAGACAGAGGTCGAGGGCAAGTTCCAGACATGGGCTGATTCGGAGCATCGCTGGGTGGACGCTGCCCGGAAACTCGATCTGACCGAGATGTGTCGATTGGCCGTTGGCGTGTTCCTCTTCGGCGGCGAGTTCCTTGCGACCGCCGAGTGGATGAGCACCCAGCGCCGTCAGTTCCGCACAGCGGTCCAACTGATCGACACTGACCGGCTTCTGACCCCGCCTGAGCACATGCACAACCCGTTTGTTCGGGGCGGCATCAAGCACGACAAGTGGGGCGGCGCGGTCTCGGCTTACATCCGAAAGCACCACCCCTTCGACTTCTTCGGCCAGATCATGCAGCCGGATCAACTGGACTTCTCCGAGGTCGGGTTCCGTAAGCCGTGGGGCCGCGCTCAAATTTTGCACGTGCAGGATCACCAGCGCATCGATCAGAGCCGAGCCGTCTCGAAGATGACCGCCGGTATCCGAGAGATGGCTATCGGGAAGAAGTTCAAGGACATCACGCTTCAGAACGCGGTGGTCAACGCCACCTACGCGGCAGCCATCGAATCAGAACTGCCGACTGAAGTCGTCATGCAGCAGCTTGGGGCCGGGAACACCGGAGCCGGTGACGCTGTTGCCAACTATGCCGAAGCCTATCTCGGCGCGATCTCGGAATATGTCGGATCGTCGAAGCACATGGCGATTGATGGTGTGAAGATTCCGCACCTCTTCCCCGGCACGAAGATGCACTTGCACCCAGCGGGCACCCCCGGCGGGGTCGGGCAGGACTTCGAGGCGTCACTGCTTCGGACAACTGCCCGACTTCTGGGGATCAGCTACGAAGAACTGACTGGCGACTTCAGTGGGTCGAACTACGCCTCTTTCCGGGGCGCGGTGATGACCACGTGGAAGCACATGCAGTCCCAGAAGAAGGTGCTGGCCGACCGTGTAGCGAACTTCATTTTCCGGCTCTGGCTGGAAGAGGCGATCAACGCGGACGAGATCGAGACCTTCCGTGCTCGGGAAGCGGGCCTGCTCTACAGCAACGGCCACCAGAACCTCATGTTCGATGCGCTCTGCAAGGCTGAGTGGATCGGGGCGGCTCGGGGCCAGATCGACGAACTGAAGGAAACCCAAGCGGCGACTCTTCGGATCAAGTTCGGCTTGTCCACCCACGAGGACGAATTGGCCCGCCTTGGCAAAGACTGGCGGCGCGTCTATGCTCAGCTTGCACGAGAGAAGCGGATGCGGGACGACCTCGACATCGAACTGATGGAAGACAACAGCGTCAACGCCGCGTCCGGGGCCACCCGAGAGGCCGACGACGGAGAGAAGGACAGCGCCAATGCCTCAGACGCTTAATGCCTCGACCATGCTGACTCGCATGGCCCAAGAGCCACTGTTGGTCGCCCCCGGCCACGAAGAGATGCTGGCCTCGTTCATCACCTCTATGCAGGCTGACGAGCGGTTCTCACAGGCTCACGAAGACACGGCCAGCGCGGACGCTGCCGATGACTTCTGGGGCGACGAGGACGACGAGTGGATGGCGTGGCTCCGGCCCTACAACGTGGACGAGGGCGTGTTGACGATCCCTGTCTACGGCGTGCTGATCCACAAGATGTCCTTCAAGTTCGGAAGCTGGGCGACCGGCTACGAGTATATCAAGCGGGCCTTCGACCGAGGCATGGAGGACCCCGAGGTCCACACCATCGCCTTCGACCACAACTCCCCCGGCGGCATGGTCGCGGGGAACTTCGAGTTGGTGGAGCACGTGGCGGCGGGCCGTGCTGAGAAGCGAATCGTCGCGTTCGCCAACGACTTTGCATTTTCTGCAAGTTACAACCTCGCCGCTGCGGCAGAAGAGATTGTCCTGACCCGCTCTGGCGGCGTGGGGTCGGTCGGCGTTGTGACCATGCACGTGGACTACTCCGGCGCGCTCAAAGAGAACGGGATCAAGGTCACGTTTATCTACGCCGGGAAGCACAAGGTAGAGGGCAACCCCTACGAAAAGTTGCCTGATGCGGCCAAAGACCGTATTCAGGCGAGGATCGACCGTCTCTACGGCGAGTTTGTCGGCCTTGTGGCCGAGAACCGTGGGATGGAAGAGCAAGCGGTTCGGGACACCGAGGCGCTTACATACGATGCGTCCGAAGCGGTTGAGATTGGCTTTGCTGATCGGATCGGGACGTTGGATGAAGAGATGGCCGCCATGAAGGCCGAAAACAGGAGCGTGGACATGACCACCAAACCCAAAGCGGCTGCATCCAACACGGGCGGCCAATTCACTCAGGAAGACATCGACGCCGCCGTTGCGACCGCGACCGAGACCGCCAAGGCGGAAGGCCACGCTGAAGGCGTAGCCGCAGAACGCGCCCGCATTGACGGCATCATGGGCTGCGAAGAAGCCAAGACCCGCCCGGCGGCGGCTCGCATGGCGATCTCCGCAGGCATGGACGTGGAAGCTGCCAAGGCCGCTCTGGCCGGTATGCCGGAAGAGAAGCCCGCAGCCTCGACCGAAGAGCCGAAGGAAGAGGGCACCGATCAGGGCCAGAGCAAGGACGCTCCGCTCGGCTCCAACCCGACTCCCTTCGGTCAAAGCATGGAGGGCACAGGTGTCGGTGCGTCTCCGCAAGGCTCCGAAGGCGGCTCCGGCAATCCCGACGATCAGTCGAATGAACTGCTGGCTGCCCTTGGCACCGTGACCGGGGAATCCTTCGGTCGGAAATCGGCGTAACCCGCCACAACGCAACCCACAGCTTGAAAGGATAAACCATGGCTGTTGATGAGAACATTCCGCGCGGTGTTCCGGGTGTCGCTGACTACCAGACCCGGACCTACGGCAACCTTCAGGAACTTTTGTATTCCGATACGCCCCCTCTGGCCCAAGTCACTATCGACGTGACGGCCACGGGCGCTGACCTGACCATCGGCCTCTACTCCGTGATCGCCACGGACGGGACGCCTGCGGTGCAGACGGAAGCTGCTGCCGCTGACCGTGCCAACTACATTGCGGCGACCGAGATCACGATCTTGGACGGCGAAACCAAGTCGGTTCCAGTCTACACGGCGGGCCACTTCACCATGGACGCGCTCGTCTGGGACGCCTCCTACGACACCGACGCGAAGAAGAAGGCTGCCTTCCAAGGCTCCGTCTCTCCGACCATCCTCGTGTCGAAAGCGAAACACAACTCGGACGCGATCTACTCGTAACCGTCAGGCAGGAAAGGGGCATAGGAAATGTCGATTGCCAACAACATTTACAACACCACGACCCTGCTGGGGACGATGCGCCAGTTCGAGCCTGTCTCGGACTACTGGCTCTCGCTCGGCTTCGGTTCGACGGTGCAGTTCGATACCGAAGAGGTGGACTTCAACAAAATTCAGGAAAACCGCAAGATCGCTCCGCTGGTCGTGCCCACCGCTCAGGGTGTGCCGATCTACTCGGCAGCGGAAGAGCGGGTCAGCCTGAAGCCCGCCTACGTGAAACCCAAGGACGCTGTGTCGGCCAGCCGTGTGATTCGCCGTGTGGCGGGCTTCGGCGAGTTGAACAACACCGCGCCCATGTCGCCCCAGCAGCGTTACGCTGCCATCGTGGCCGACATTCTGCGGCAGCACCGGGAAGCCATCGAACGTCGCTGGGAATGGATGGCCTCCGAGGCGATCCAGCACGGTCAGGTCACGCTGGAAGACGACAACTACCCCCGCAAGGTGGTGGACTTCAAGCGTCTGGCCTCCCACACCATCACCCTGCCGGGTGGCGGTCGCTGGGGTGACGCAGGCGTCTCGATCCTCGGCCTTCTCGAATCGTGGAAGACCATGATGCGCCGGGCCAAGTTCGGCGGTGTCGCCAACCGTGTCACCATCGGCACAGGAGCGTGGGAAGTCATGCAGGACGACGCGGAAATCCGCGAACTTCTGAAGACCGACTACTCGCCCGAGACCAAGAACGGTCTGGGCATCAACCTCGGCGTCCGTGAGGGCCTTGAGGTCGAGTGGGTGGGCCGCGTCAATGGCACGACCGATGTCTACGTCTACTCGGACTACTACGAGGACGAAAACGGCAACGCGGTCGAGTTCATGGATTCCCGTGACGTTGTGTTGACCTCGCCGTCCATGAACGGGGTGCGCTGCTTCGCCGCCATCCAAGACGTGGCGTCGAACTTCGCACCTCTGGCGATCTTCCCGAAGATGTGGAACGCGGAAGACCCGTCTGCCACCTTCGTGATGTCGCAGTCGGCTCCGATCATGGTGCCGATGAACCCGAACGCGACTCTGCGCGCCCGCGTGATCGCGTAAGGCAAGGGGGCTTCGGCCCCCTTCCATCCCCCTGAGAACTGAGAGGATCATCACCATGGCAAAGGCCATCAAATACGTGGCGCTTCACCTCATGCCCATCGTCCTCGTCCCCGGCAAGGCTGGCGACAAGGCCAAGGGCGTGGCTCCCGTGAAGCCGAAAATGCAGAACATCAATCCCGGCGACCGGATCATGCTCGATCCCGAGGACACCGAGACGCAGTTCTACCTCGACGCTGGCGCTATCCGCAAAGCCCGCGACGATGACGACACCAAGCCCGTCCAGATCGGCACCAAGAAGAAGGCTACGGCTAAGCCCGCAGCATCCTCGGGTGACGGCGGCAAGACCTCGGAACCGAAGCCCACGGCTAAGGAACCGAAGGACATGACCGTGGCGGAACTGAAGGCAGCCCTCGACGAGAAAGAGATCGAGTATGACAAGGACGCCAAGAAGGCTGATCTGATCGCGCTGCTGGAAGGCGACGGCGACGAAAACCTCGTCTGACCATGAGCGTGGCCGAGGTCAAATCCCGGTCGAGGCTGGCCCTGCATCGAAGGATGTCTCGGCCAGCCTCAGTCTATGAGACGGAGGCCGTTCTGGTCCCCGTGACCGTTGACGTGCGGACGCACTATGCGGGCAAGAGGGTCGGCGATCTGGCGGGCACGAACCTGTCCTATGCCGAGACCCTAGAACACCCCACCGAACTGATCTTCTGGAACGCTGATCTGGCCGCGATCCCGCTGCCTCTGGACCGAGGCGTCCGGGTGGTCTTCAGCGCGACCGAGGGCTTCTACGTGGACGTGGCGCACCCCAAGGACGGCGAGACCCAGAAGGTCGAGGTGTCCCCTTTGTCTGAAGAAGACCTGACCGGCCTGACCTTACCGGACGGCTCTGTTATCGGGGCGTGAGATGTCAGAGTTCGCGGTCTTCGTCGAGGGTCTGACGGACGTGAACCTTGACGGTCTAGGCAAGCGCCAGATCGCATCCACGGCCTCCAAAGCGATCAACACTATCACCCGGAAAGCCCGCACCGCTGGCGCTCGTGAGATCAGGAAGCAGGTCAACCTTCCGGCCCGCTACGTCTCCCCCAGCGGCAAGGGCTTCTATATCTCTGAGACGGCCAACCCGGCCTCTCTGCAAGCCCGGATCACAGCCCGTGGCCGACCGACGAGCCTAGCCCGGTTTCAGCAAGGCACGTCGAAGCCCGGCAAGGCAGGCGTCCATCTGGAAGTCGCGCCCGGTCGTGCCCGGTTTATGCGCCGCGCCTTCATCATCAACCTGCGAGGCATCGGTGGCTCGACCGACCCTGATCTGGCGAACAAAGGTCTGGCGATTCGGCTCCGGCCCGGCGAGCGCCTTCAGAACAAAGTTGACGCGCTGCCGTTCTCCGGTAAAGATCGTCAACTGTATCTACTCTATGGGCCATCGGTCGATCAGGTCTTCAGGAGCCGGGACGGCACAGGCGTTGCCAACGATATGGTTCCCAAGATCGAAGACGACCTGACCTCTGAGTTCATCCGGCTATTGGACATCTGACATGCCTGCACCAGTCACCATCACCGATCCGCTCCGGCTCCACGTCATCAAGACGATGCAAGGGGGCCTGCGGACGATCACCCCGGACAACGGCTACGCCATGGACTTCTCAGGAGCCGAGGGGACCAAGGAAAACCGGGTTTTCCGGGGACGCGCGGTCTACGGTGCCCGCGATCCGCTCCCGATGCTCTCGATCCTCGAAGCGCCGATCCCACTCGATCAGATTCCCTCGCCATCGAACGCGACCGAGAGCGCGGGGCCGTGGGAACTGGTGGTGCAGGGCTTCTTCAAGGACGACAAGGATAACCCATGCGACGAAGCCTACATCGGCCTCGCTGACGTGAAGAAATGGCTGGCCCTCGAAAAAGAGAAGATGCAGGGCGAGTTCGGAGCCAAGGGCCTGTTCGGAATCGGACGTGTGGTCACTGGTATGGTAATCGGGCAGGGGGTTGTGCGCCCGCCGGATGAAATCTCTGCGAAAGCCTATTTTTGGCTCACACTTGCCTTAGACATCGCAGAGGACTTAAAAGAACCTTACGAGGTCTGACACTTCGCACGTAACCTGAAAGGACACGATCATGTCGAACAACTATGTGCTGGGTCGCGGCGAAGTCCGCTTCTCCCGCTTCATCACCAACACGAAGAACCCGGAAGGCTATCGCTACCTCGGCAACACGCCCGAGTTCTCGATCTCCATCGACACCGAGGAACTTCGCCACTTCAACTCCGACCGGGGCATCCGTGAGCAGGACGACGGGATCACGCTGGAAGCGACCCGCACCGGCTCGCTCATCACGGACAACATCTCGCCTGCAAACGTCGCGTTGTTCTTCCTCGGCTCCGAGAGCGCATTGACCCAAGCGGCTGTGCCTCTGGCGACCGAGACGATCACTGCGATCATTCCGGGCATGTCCTACTTCCTCGGCATGTCGGACACCAACCCGGCAGGCTACAAGGGCATCGACGCGACCGGCTTCGCTGTGGCTACCAACGTCGGCGCGACTGCGCTGGTCGAGGGCACAGACTACGAGGTCGATCTGGATCGCGGCATGATTACGTTCCTGTCTGGCTCTCTGGTGGCGACAGCAGGGATCGACATCGACGTGTCCTATGCGGTCGCGGCCTCGACCCGTGAAGTCGTGATCTCGGGCAACCAGCCGGTCGAGGGTTCGATCCAGTTCACCTCGTTCAACCCCAAGGGTGCCGACTCCATGATCCTCATCCCGTGGTGCAAGATCATGCCTGCCGGTGACTACGCCCTCAAAGGCGACGAGTGGCAACAAATCCCGCTGAACGTGGAGATTATGAAGCGTTCCGACCGGGCGGCGTTCTACCGCGACGGTATGCCCGCCTATTCCTAACCTGACAGAGAGGACTACCCCTGATGGGCATCCGTGACATCGTGATCCTGACCGACACCGTGACCGTTGACGAGAAAGTCAACTTCGAGGTGCGAGGTCTTTCCCTCAACGACCTAATGCTGGTGGCCTTTGACTATGGCCCCCAGCTTGCGACCGTCTTTGCCAAGATGCAGGCGGGTGACTTCGACACGACCGATCTCCGGGGAGCCGTGCTCGAAGCGAGCCGGGAGTTCCCGGACCTTCTGGCCGCGCTGATCTGCATGGCCGCCGACGATTATGACCCCGATCTGGTCAACCGTCTGAAGAAGGTGCCAGCCCACGTCACTGCCGACGCCATCGAGAAGGTCTTTACTCTGACCTTCCGGTCGGAGGCTGACGTAAAAAAGCTAGTGGAGTCTCTGACGCGGATGTTCGTGGCGGGAACAGCGACCCTTTCGCAAGTGACATCCCCAGCTTCGGGGACTGGTATTGGGGACTCCGTCGCTCACTGAGCCTGTGCCTCGAACACGGCCATACTGAAGCGCACCGCTACACTCTGGGCCGTCTCTCTGACGAGGCGGCCCTGATTACAGAAAGGGTCAACGGGCAGATCATCACGGTCAACGAGTTGCTGAAGCTGGCGGTCTGGGCGGTCTTCTCGAAGAAGGCTCGCAACGAACTGGTCAAACAGGTAAAACGACTCAACATCACCACTCGGGCACACCCCCGGCTGTTTGAATAAGAGGGGCCGCTGATGGCACGTAAAGACGTTGATCTGGTAATCCGCGCCAAGGATGAAGCCGCCAAAGTGGTCGATACGATCACTCGGGCACTCAACGACTTCTACGAAGGCACCCAGAAACTCGACCAAGGCGCAGAGAAGGGCGAGACGGCCCTTACTGCCCTTGGCAAATCCCTGAAGACCCTCAACGGCATCCTGACCCAGAGCGACGGCACCGATAAGCTGGCGGCGGGCATGGATCGCGCGGCCAACGCGGTCAATCGGCTGGAAGCTAAGACTAAGGAAGCCGAGGTCGCTCTGCGCGATCAGGAGCGGGCGCTGAAGCGCCAGTCCGACATCGTTGAACGGTATCAGAGCAAGCTGGAAGGTGCCCGCGCTGCACAAGATCGGCAGAAGGCGGCGGTCTCTGCGGCCAAGGCGGAACTGCGTGCGCTCTCCCGGTCTCAGAAAACAGCAGAGGCCGACATCGAAGCGGCCACCCAGAAGGTCCAGCGCCAAGAGGCCGCGCTTCGCTCGATCAAGGAAAACTACGCCACTCTGCGAGCGCAGGTCCGTGCGACCGGCGGCCAGAAGACGCGAATGGCGAAAGACGTGGACCGTCTTCGGGCGGCTCTCGAAAAGTCCAAGGCCGAACTACAACGAGCCGAACGCGATCTGGTCGAACTGGGCCAAGCGACCGACAAGGCCGATGCCGCGATCCAGCAGTTCGCAACGGGCAGCCTGCGGCAACTGCGGACGGAGATGCTGCGGCAGAAGCGGGCGACCGTGGACGCCAAGGCGCAGTGGGACCTAGCGACCGGCAACGTCCGCGAACTGGCCGCTCAGATGGCGGCGACCCGGAGTCCGTCGCAGGCCCTCGTGCAGTCGTTCGAGGCGGCCCGTGCTCGGGCTGCGCTGGCGAAGAACGAATACATCGCCAACCGGAACGCCCTCGCTCAGATGCGGCAAGCGATGGCTCAGGCGGGCAGCAGCACGCAGAGCATCAACGCGGCGGTCTCCCGCTTCACCGGATCGACCAAGACCCTCAACGCGGAACTGGACAGGCTCCGTGGACGGGCCACCACAGCCGCTCGGGCTAAGAGAGATGGGGCAGTCGCAGCCGACCGGCAGGCGGCCTCTGTGAGCCGTCTGGCGCAAGCCTACCGTCAGTTCTACGGAGACACCCGGCAGTCGCTCTCGATCATGCAGCGCATCCGTGGCGAGGTCCTGAGCCTCGTCGCGGCCTATGGCGGCTTGTTCGCGGCTATCGAGGCGATCCGACAGACGATCAACGCGACCGAGTTGCTGGCGGCTGTAAACGCCCGCCTGAAGGTGGCCTTCGAGGACAGTGCTCGGGCCGCTCAGGAGTTGGACTTCATCCGTCGCACAGCCGACCGGCTGGGTGTCCAGTTCCAATCCTTGGCGACCGAGTATTCCAAGTTCGCCGTGGCGACCAAGGGCACCAATATCGAAGGCGAAAACACCCGGCGAATCTTCGTGGGCATCGCCGAGGCGGCACGGGTCAATCGGGCCAGCCAACAGGAACTTGCGGGTGTCTTCACGGCGCTGACCCAGATCGTGTCGAAGGGCGCGGTCCAGATGGAAGAACTGCGGCAGCAGCTTGGCGACCGCCTGCCCGGTGCTGTGCAGCTTATGGCCGACGCCCTCGGGATCAGCACTGCCGAACTGATTAAGATGATGGAGCAAGGGCAGGTCACGAGCGATGCGCTTGTGCCGTTCGCCGAAGAGGTCCAGCGCCGGTTCGGTGCGGGGCTTCCCGACGCGATCCAGTCCACCAGCGCCGCTTTGGGACGGCTTCAAAACGCCCTGTTCGACGTGATGATCCTGTTTGGAGACAGCGGCTTCAACGACGGCTTCCGCACCTTCCTCGATAGCCTGACCACTCTGTTGACCAGCGCAGACTTCGAGTCCTTCGTGGCTCGGGCTGGCGCGGCCATGGGCAAGTTCTTCGAGTTCTTGGCACTGGGGGTCGAGAACTTCGATCTGCTTTTGGCCGCGATCTCGGCCTTCATCGCCTTCCGTCTCTCGTTCCTGATCGGCGCGGCGGCGTTGGCCTTTCGTGACTTCGGCGCTGGCATCCTAGCGAGCGCGGCAGCCCTGCGGACGGGGGCTGCATCGGCAGGCACCATGACGGCCTCCATCACCGCTCTCCGGGGCGCTCTGACGGCCCTCCTGTCCTCGACGGGCATCGGTCTGCTGGTGGCCGCCATCGGCGCTGGCGTGGCTTACTGGGCGACACAGGCTGACGAGGCGACCGAGGCGTTGAACCTCCACAAGAAGATCGTGGACGACGTGAAGGACGCCTACGATGCGGTGGGTGGCTCGGTCGAAAAGTGGGGCGAGGCTCTGGCTGATATTAGCGAGACCGAACTTCAGAACAACATCGACCGAATCAGCAACGCCATCGACGGGCTGGAAGACCAGCTTCGGCTGACGGCCAACGGCACCGAGGACTTCTGGACCAACTTCTTCGGCACCAACCTCCGGGCCTCTGTGATCCGGGTGCCGCGTGAGATGCGAGACGCTATCGAGGCGCTGAGCCGACAGTATGCGGACGGCCAGATCACGGCTCAGGAGTTCCGGGACGGGGTGGACGAGGCCAACCGCTCGCTGGGTGAAGGCCGGGAGACCTCGACTGAGTTCGCCACCCGTGTGATCGCGGCAGCCCGAAACCTCGAAGAGATGCGGACGGCTCTCGACGAGGCTGAGGCCGCCATGGACGCCAAGACCGGCACGACCGAAGAAGCCGCCGAAGCTGCCGAGACCCTGAAGGTCGCGGTCGAGCAGCAGATCGACGAGTTGGCCGAGGCTCAGGCACAGGCTGATCGCTTCACTACGGCCATGGCCGCGATGTCCGAGGGGCTAGAACAAGTCACCGGCCACTTGGAGTATCTGGAAGCCTCACAGGCGCTCGCAGAGCAGGGTCGGCAGGCCCTCGAAGCGGCCTCGAACTTCGGGGAGTATCTGGACGCCTTGAACCGTATCCGGCAGGCTCAGGACGCGCTGGACGACCAGTATGTCAGCAGCGCGCTCGGCGGGTCTCTGGTGGACCGGATCATCGGCGTGGAGAGCGGTGGGAACCCATCGGCCCGTAACCCCAACAGCAGCGCGACGGGGCTGGGCCAGTTCATCGAGTCCACGTGGCTGCGGATGTTCAAGCAATACTTCCCGGATCGGGCTTCCGGCCTGACCGACGCGGCGATCCTTGCGCTCCGGGAGAACGCGGAACTGTCTCGGACCATGACCGAGTTGTATCTGCGGGAGAACGCTGAGCAACTGCGACGGGCCGGTATCGCCATCACAGACGCCAACCTCTACCTCGCCCACTTCCTCGGGCCGGGCGGCGCTATCGACCTGATCGGCTCGCCTCGGGGCACCGTCGCCAACGACGTGCTCTCGGAGGGCGCGATCAACAGCAACCAGTCTATCCTCGACGGTCGGACCCGAGAGGAAGTCATTGCGTGGGCACAGCGCAAGGTCGGCATCTCCGAAGAGGAACTGGCCGTCCAAGAAAGCATGATCGAGATCGAGCGCCGCCGTGCCGAAGAGGCCGAGCGGGCTGCTGAGCGTGCTCAGGCTGAGCGCGACCGAGCCGCCGAGGCGACTGCCGACCGGCTGGCCGAAGGCGAGTTCGACATCGAGCAACAGGAGCGCATGAACGCAGGTCTCGAACGTGAGGCCGCGATCCAAGCCGCGATCCGGCAGGCGAAGCAAGAGAACGCGGCCATCACCGACGAGGAACTGGCTCGGGTTGCTGAGCAGGCTGGTCGCCTGTTCGATCTGGAAGAGATCGAGCGCCGCCGGAAGGATGCCAAGGAAGCCCACGAGGCCGCAGAAGAGCGGGTGAACCAACTGCTTCAGCAGCGAGAGGCTTTGGAACGGCAGCGCAACGTCGCTCTGGCGAACAACGATGTGACCACGGCCAACGCCCTGAAGACGGAGATCGAAGGCGTCAATCAGGCGATGCTGGAAGCCATCGACAACGCTATTCGCATGTGGCAGGCGGTCGGCGGCCCTGAATCGCAAGTCGCCATCGCCCAGCTTCGTGCAGCCAAGATGGAGGCCCAGAACTTCGGGCAGGAAGGCCAGAACACTTACCTGCAATGGAACCGTGTCTCAGGCATGTTTGTGGATGGGTTGGCCGGAGCCATCGACTCTTGGGCACAGGCGGTCGCCAACGGCGAGAACGCGATCCAAGCGGCGGGTGTAGCCTTCCGCCAGTTCGCGGCTGACTTCCTGCTTCAGATCGCGCAGATGATTATCAAACAGATGATCTTCAACGCCTTGCAAGCGGTGTTCGGTGGGACCCCGTTCGGCTCGATCATCGGCCTTGGACATACGGGCGGCTTGGTCGGCGAGAGCCGGGTCGGCTCGGGCAACAACACCCGGTCGGTCCACCCGGCTCTGTTCGCGGGTGCCCGGCGCTATCACACGGGCGGGATTGCGGGTCTGGCCCCCAACGAGGTGCCGATCATCGCCAAGAAGGGCGAAGAGATTCTGACCGAGGATGATCCTCGCCACATGCTCAACGGCAGCGGCGGCTCCGGCACGCCGCAGAAGCAGCAGGACGTGGAGGTCCGCAACTACATGGACGCGGCTGAGTTCTTCGAGGCTGGGGCCAAGACCGACGCGGGTCGCCGGATCATCTACAACATCGTGAAGGGCTTTCCGGGATGACGATCATCAATCGCCCGGCCCTGCCCAACTGGGGCAACCGGATCACGCAGGAGATCGCGTTCAAGACGACGGTGTTCCGATCAGAAGACGGCACAGAGGTCCGGGTGGGCACCGCCGTCGAGCCTCGTGTGTCGTGGGCTTACGAGGCGGCCAGCTTCAACGGTCGGAACCTCGGCGAAAGGGTCTTGCCCGGACGTATCCAAGGGTCGCTTCAGCGCATCCCCGATCCGGTCGAGAAGTTCATCGTCGAGGTCTCGGCCACGGCCACCTTCATCCAGCCGACCCACTGGGACGAGGTGGCTGGGCAGTTCGTGCAAACCTACACCTTCACGGTCGGCGACGTGCTGTTTCTGGACGGTCACGGCTTCTGCACGGTCACAGCGACCAGTGTGGTGATCGCAGGCCCTTCCGGCGCGGTCATGGACGTGACGGTGGACAACGCCCCTCCCGAGGGGGCCTACACGATTCACCTGACCAACGTCGTGCGGAACGAGAACCGAGGGTCCTCGACCCTGCCCACTTCTCTGGTGACTCAGCGCCAGCTAGACTATCGCATCCAGCCCCCATTAGGTGGCAGCTACCTCTTGAACCCGGCGGTCACGTTCGACGAGTATCGCGGCTACCCCCTGCACGACTTCCGCGTCAACTGGGCGACACCACCCCGGCACGAGGTTAGCTACGATAGCCGCGACTTCGATCAGGGGTATGGCGTGCCCTTCAACCGGCAGGTCGGGCAACTAATCAACCAGAGCACCTACGCGGTGGTCGGAGCCTCACAAGCCGAGGTCCGGGAGGTCATCGCTGCTTTCATCAACGCTCGGGGTCGTCACGGGTCGTTCTACGCGCCTGTGGCCCTCCCTTCGATCCCGCTCCGCACCCCGGCGGTCGAGGCCAACCTTGCGGTCGTGGCCGACATCGAACCCGAGTATCTGGACGTGTGGAACGAGCAAATCCTGCGGAACATCATGCTCGTCAGCGAGGACGGGAAGCAGGCCAACGGCATCGTGAACGTCGAGGCTGGGGCTGGCGGGGCGATCATCACGCTCGACACCCCGATCTCGGCAGAGGCCGCCGGGGCGACCAGCTTCCGGTGGATCGCTAAGTCTCGCTTCTCCAACGACACGCTGGCCGTGAACTGGGAGACCAATGAGATAGCCAACTTTTCGTTTGCTATCACCGCGATCATTGATAGTTTCCATGAGATCAGAATCAACGAAACTCGGATCATGTTCGGCGACTACTACGTCGCGTGGCCGAGCGCCCCTCTCCCTAACCCGGCGAGCAATCCTTGGGAGGACACATGAGTTACAGCCTGACCAGAACCGCAGAGGGCAAGAGCGCCCCGTTTCTGCTGGTCGAGTTCCAGATGCACGAAAACACGTTCTACCGCTACACCGACACCGAGCGGGGCAAGACCGTGTTTGGCAACACCTTCGACCCGGCCACGTTCACTTGTGAGTTCCCCGGCGAGGATGGCGATCTCAAAGAGACAGACATGCAGATCGAGTTGCAGGGCGACTCCGAGGCGGGGCTGGTGATGCTCAACCGGCCACCCAGCTTCGTCGGTCGGTGCAACGTCTGGGAGGGCAACCTGCTCGATCAGAACAAGGAAACTCGGCTCCGGTTCCAAGGCCGGATCATGTCGTCCAAGTGGACCAACGCCGGGAAGATTCAGCTTTCGGTCACGCCCGGCTCCACAGAATTGGCGCTGCCCGGTAAGCCCCACCGATACCAGCGGACGTGCCCCCACGCCCTCTACGGTGCGCGCTGCCTTGCCACCCGCTATCGCCGCGTCGTCACGGGATCGGTCGGCGGCGATTCTGTGATCCGGGTCAGCTACCCCAACCTCTACGTTTCCGCTGATCGGTTCGCCCGAGGTGAAATCTCGTGGGACGATCCGACGACCGGCGAGACCGAGTATCGGACCATCGTGCGCTGCTGGGACAACGGAAGCACCCTGAGCATCATCGTGGACTACCCGCCTTCGGGCGTGACCGACTTCAAGATCGCTATGGGCTGCACCCGGACAGAAGACGCTTGTGCGGACTGGCACGACAACATCCTCAACTTCGGGGGCCAGCCGTTTATCCCGCTGAAGTCGCCCCACAACCGGATCACGGAGTTCTACTGATGCCGTTTTTCGCTCTGCTCGCCATCGGGATTGGCCTCTCGATTGTCGCCTACCTCATCATGCCCAAGCCGCAGCCACCCTCAGTCGAGCCGCAGGACTTCGATGCGCCAGACGCTCGGGCCGACAAGCCCATGCCGATCATCTTCGGCACCAAGAGAATCACTGCGGTCAACTGCATCGGGACGGCTGAGAAGGGCACGAACAAGAGGGACGCATGATGAGGACGACCGAGGCAAAGGTCACGACCAGCGACGTGAGAGACGCGGGTTTCTGCGTAGACGGTCTACGAGAGTGGTGTGACGCCAACGGTGTGGACTTGCGAACCTTAGTCAAAGGCAGGTATACCATCCAAGAACTGATCGACCTCGGAGCGTGGGATGACGCCAACGGTCGGCGCGTTCTGGAATATGCGAAGAAGCGACAAGGGGTAGAGTAAATGGGCGGCGGTGGCGGCGGAAAGAAGGGCGGCAGCGCCAAGGTTATCGACTATCGCATGAGCGTCCACTGGGCGGTCTGCGCAGAGGTCGTGGACTCGATCAACAAGATTTTCATCAACGACCGGGAAGTCCCGAACCTCGGGCTGCCGTGGACGAACAACGGCAACGTGGACACCGACCAGATGGAGTTGTTCGGCGGGTCCGAAAAAGGCGGCGGGATCAAAGGCCGCATCTACCGATTCCTCGGTGGGGCAACTCAATCCATGCCGGAGTTCGTGGCCCAGAAGTTCGGTCGCACGACCAACACCATGACCGGCTATCGGGGCTTCACCAGTCTCTTTTTCTGTGGCTCTGGCAACAATGACGGGTTCACGTGGGGCACCAACAACCCGACCGTGCCCCCGCCCGAGGTGGAGGTCACACGGATGCCCAAGACACTGCCGGGCTATGCGGGCGGGATCAACGGCGATGCGAACCCGGCGGCCATCATCCACGAGTGCATGAGGAACGACGTGTGGGGTGCGGGGTATCCTGATACCGCCGTCCACGGAGCCACCTTCTTGGAGGCCGCAGCCGTGCTTCAGGACGAAGAGTTCGGCCTGTCCTTCATCTGGGAGCCGGAAGGTCCGGTGGAAGAGTTCGTCAACGATGTGCTCCGACACATCAACGCCCGAATCAACTTCGACATCGAGCGCGGCCAGTGGCAACTTTACCTTCTCCGGGACGACTACGATCAGTCTACGATCCCTGTGATCGGACGCGCCAACTCCAAGCTGATGGAGTTTCAGCGGAAGACGTGGAGCGACGTGATCGCCAACTTGACCGTCAGCTTCATCAACCCGGACAACGAGAAGAGCGAGACGGTCGCGGCCTACGATGCGGCGGCCATGGCCGTGCAGTCCAACGAGGTGCGGGACAACTCCGAACGCTATGTCGGCATCCGCAACATCGACGTGGCGTGGAAGGTCGTCGAGCGCGATCTGCGACAACGGTCGGCGCTGCTGAGCACGGCCAAGGTCGAGGTGCCCATGGCGATGGAGGGGGTCGTTCCGGGCCGTCCGATCTTGTTCGACTGGACAGACGCCCCGCTCAACGGCGAGACCGACTTCCGGCTCAACGAACCCATCGTCATGCGGGTCATGTCCGTCCAGCCCACACGGCGAGACAGTTCGTCCATGACCGTATCTTTGGCTGAGGACATCTTCAGCTATGGGGCGACCCCTCGGGCGGCCTACGTGGCTCCCACGCTACCGATTCAGTCTTCGGCACCGGAGGACGTGTCGATATACGCTTTCTACGGTGCGCCCTTCTATCTCGTGGCGACCCGACTGGGTGACGGTGACGCTCGCAACATTGCCTACCCTCAGACGGCTACGATGGTGCTGGCCGACGCCAACGGGAACGACGTGCGGGACATCGCTCTCCGGCGCGCACCGAACCCCAACCCCGGCGGCGTGCCGGGCGACGGCGGTGCCAGTTTGACCTTCAACTCGGTCGGCCTGCTGGACGATCAGCCCAGCTTCAACCTGCCATCGTCGCTCAGCGCCGAGGTCGAGACCACGATCTCGGGCACTGCTCTGCTGGGCAACCTCGGGGTCGGAGACTACCTGTTCGTGATCCGGCCCGAAGGCTCGGACGAGGTGATGGAGATCACCGCCATCGACTATGTAGGAGACGACTTCACGGTCAGCCGGGGCATGATGGATACCGTCCCCAGATCGCACCCGAGCGGCACCCGAGTCATCGGTCTCGATAGCGGCTCCAACACCCTCGACACGATCTCCCATGCGGACGGTGCGGCCTTCCTCTACAAGATGCTGCCGACGACCAGCCAAGGCGCTCTCAGCTTGGCTCAGGCGTCCGCTCGGGCCTTCGAGGCAACCGACCGGATGCACCTACCCACACGACCCGCCAACATCACCTACAACGGCCAGCTAGGCTTCGAGTTCAACGTGGACGTGGCGCTGGCGAACTACACGGTCACGTGGGCATGGCGGAAA